CCCCGGCACTCTCACCGAATAGGTACGCCAAACTGTCTCAGTTTGCGATTTCACACATCCAATCAAGACGGATCGGACTGACAATACACCACAACAACAACAGAAACAAGGATTATGTGGACTATTTTTATTTTTATTTTCGGCAGTTTTAAACAAATGATTAAATGTCTCGCACACATCGTCGGTTAAACCGAAGCTGCCCAAGGTCATGTGTTTGGACTCGAGTCCATTCACGTGACCACTGGGCTGGAAAATCGAGTGTTACAGCGGGCATTGGACGCAGCTTAGTCTGTCGGCGACACCAATCTTCGATATGAAGTTGCGTATGTATGGCCATGCCATACTTTCGTTGCAACAACTCTCTGGTGCGCATACCAACAGGTCTAGGCTTTACAGCTGTGATAGTGTGTTCGCGAGCCCAAGTGTTGTCAAAGATTACTCGTCCGGTTCCAATGCAGCGCAAGACATACATTGACAGTTCCTGTAGAACTGGGCAACCAGCCCAAGAAGACAACGCTGATAGAGCTTTGGCTCGCAATAGCGCCCGTCTTTGTTCGAGAGTACCATATCGAAATTCGGACATGGACCACCCAAACTTAACGAGCTGCTTGAGCACGTCAGGAACATTAACAAGATCAACCGGATCGAAAACGTTCCCGCAAAAATCAGCAATGTAGGGATCAGGATCTTCCCTGATTTTAATGTTGAAACCTAGTGACTCGAAGTCCTTGTGTGTTGGAACCGGTCCAGTAACAGCAAAGACACCATCGTCACCTTCAACAAAACCCTTGCATGTGGCTCCTTTTCGGCCACACACAAACAACATCAGCATGAGGTTCGAGAAACCATTGCCTAGAGAGGTACACATGTCTCCAGACATACGGGTTCCTGGGAGCGAAACTTCGATCGGCTGCCACCGATCAAAGAATCTACACGTGTTAATGCCAGCTAAGCTTCGGCTCAACAAACGCGAGATGCGCCTCCCATTCAGAACATTCTGCAGCATATAGTCATAAAGCTTCAATTCGCAACTACGCATAAAGCTTGACGACAAGTGTGCCTCAAAACTGGTGTGGTCGGAGGTAAATACCTTCACCCCCGGCAAGTACAATGTTTGGATTAATTTAGGCCGGTCGGCTACCGGCACGTGCTTAATGAATTCAGGGATTGTTGCGTAGACGACTTCCTCAATACAGTGTATGGCAGGCCCAGTGGCGCACTTAAACCAGTCAGATCGACTGTTTATACAACGCGCCTCCTTATAGGCAGAATACCACTCACGCTTTATGAATGAAGTACATCTAGCCATCCGTGCCCTGACCGTAGGCCAACACGGTATGGTCTGGTTATGTCGTTCCCAATCTGCAGCCAATTGTCGTCTGCGCCAATCGGGATATTGTGTCTTCAGTAACCACGTGGAGACAGACAGATCAGTTCCAGGTGCCAAAGGCACCAATTTCATTCTCAACCATTTGTCTACGAACCGCCCAAACTCCGCCATCAAGGCTGGGTCTATCTCGGGTGTAGCTACACCAAATCGTTTCGAGACACCCCCTATGACGTTCTCAACAACGTCAGGGTCTGGAGCGGGTAGTACGGCACCATCAACATAAAAATCAAGAGCTGCCGCTACAAAGTCACGTTTCTGCCTAGGGCATTTCCCTCTCATTCGAATACGCAACTGTGACTTCGTGGCTGGCAAGGGTGGCAAGGGCACTTCACTGCGCCTATACCCTGGATAGCATTTGATTGGAGTGTTTAGGTTGATCTGGCTGAATGAAAATTTTGAAGCCCAGATGCTTGCCTACGCTGTTTCATCCACTGCATCAAGTCCAAACCAAACATAACAAAATCTGGTTCTGAGGACATGAATTCATTATAGGGAACATTTATAACCTTGACAAGATCTTGATACATCATACGCAGATCATTCACTGAAACGTCGACGGCCATGAACTTCCTCATCATATCGGCCACCAACACCAAAGGTACATGAATGATACTTCGACCAACATCCTCACCTTTCTTCCAAGTGACAGGGTGTAGATCAAAAACTGGCATTTGATTGTCAAATTGGTCATAAGGGACCACAGATATCCTAACAATTTGTGGCTCTTGCCGTAACATGGTATGGGACAGTGCATTCGTTGCACGTAAGTCCAATCCATTGATATGAAAATCGGCTAACATTTTCCCTTCTAATGTATAATGCCTGGTAGTTGCAATCTGATCAGTACAACACCCAAACAAACAGTGAATCATTTTCTTAAACCAAGGTACGTCTCGACGCACTTTGAATTGATCAGGTAGGGCTTCAAGGTGGATGGGTGGATCCACCTTTTTCTCGTCTTCGTGCATGCCGGACCGCAGCTTATTTCTCAAGATCATTGCGGCCAACTCGGCTTCCATAGCGGGAAGGTTCTCAATCACTGGAGCCTCCGGGGGCAACTCATGTGGCGGGACAGGCAAAGACTTAATATCAGCCAATTCCTTATCCTCTTCCGTCCCGATCAATGCAATCAGGCGGCTCGCCATAGGGTCGACACTAGGTGGTATGGAAGTGTTGAGCTTCACATTGGATACCCCACCGGAGGTCTTGATTTTCGTATCTTCGCTTGGACCCGCTTTGACCTCCTTGTCTTTCATCTCCATGGGGACAATTGGGTCACTAGGTAGCGGGGCACTACTTTGATTTGGTTCATCGCCTATGTTAATCACAACCTCATCGCGAACAATAAAATCTCTAGGTTCCAAAAGTATGGAGTCTAGGTCAGTGGCACTTACGATGGGTATTGGATTGTGTGTGTATTGGCCCATGCTGCTATAACACGAGAGACATGCCGGGTAGCGACAGCCGCAACAAAACGTTGCTGCCGGTGGTAAGACCGGGGATTTGTGGTCAGCAATGTGACACACATCTCCATCTCCGTGTTTAAAGTCAAGACAATCCTCGTCTCGTTCAGGTAAACTCGAATATCCAAGTACATCACTCCGGGTTTCCCAATTCTCAACATGAGGGTATTCTGCAGGCACAATGTTCGGATATACACAGGCGGAAATTTGCGCGCGAGATAATGGGCGCCACACATACTTCGGACGACCATGCGCTTTACCACGATACTTAAAATTACCAACAACTACACGAGAACGTGGAGTTGTCATCATAAAAGTATTGGTGTTTGAATCCTAACCGACCTTCGGCTAATACTACCATGTAGGACCCGTTTCATGGTAGGCTATTGCTTTGTAGCAGAAAAGCGTCTTGCACACTATTGTGCATTGCCACAGACATTGTTGTACCGCACCTAACGCCCTACAAAGGGGCCGCCCTGAATCGGAATACCGTCAGGCTACGGGTGTGGAAAACACCAACAACCAGTTTTGAAGTGGACTGGAAACCACACCTCTCACCGAGCAGGCACGAGGCACTCATTCAGGTTGAGCCTATGTGCAGCAGCACGCCGACCTTCGCGACAAGAGTCACGACCACAAAGTGGGAAACAGGCAAATGGCCTGAACATGCGCAATTACGCGCTGATCTAGAGGGTTTCGGTAATGATCAAGTCCATAGCGGGCGTACCAGTAGGCAACGTACCCGCTAATCCAAATGACACCACAATTGGAGTATTGCTCGCAATGACTTGAACAACCATACGCACCGTTGCAGATGATGCGCTGGCACCAGATTGGGGACTAATCAAGGCATAAGAAACACCATTGTTCCAAGTCCAATATGTATTCACGTTGGTACAATTGGTACAAGTAATAACCGGCGGAACAACCCCCACCGCACCAGACCCCGTCCACGAAGCCTGAATCTCATACCTAGTGCCAGTGGTGACCACGGTGGCCGGAATGGTCACCGTCTGTCCTGATGTTGTAATGCCCAAATTGTCCTTGACAATGGCATTCGACACGCCCAAAGGTGTAGTGTTACTAACACCAGTCCAACTGGCAATATGACTATACCAACCAACAGATGGTCCTGAATTCCAAAGTTTGGGTTTCTTCAAAAGCACGTCATATACAATGTGCAATTCACCCACAATGGCGTTCGCCTGAGACCCCGCCGCCCCTAGATAAAAGTTCCCGTGATCATACTTCGCTAGATCATCAGAAACCGCAGAAGTTCGTATCAACTTAGACCTGAATACGACCATATCCGCTTTGCATTCCACTGCATACAAATTGGATTCACTAGGCTTGCCATCCGCAGCACCAGAGAGACCCAACATTTCAATCTTGTTAGCCGGAGCAGGCTGGTACGGATTGAATTGCACTGCGCCAATGATTTGGCCAAGTGCAGTATTTGTACTATTCAACGCATTAGCTGACGTTGATTTAAAGTAGAATACACATCCATTCAGCTCATACTCCTGAAACGCCTGAGCGACGGAGCTAAGCCATGGAAATGTGGTGTTAATACCAGGATTCAAAGAATATTGCGTGACTGTAAAAGCAGTGTTACTGGTCACGTCACCTAAGAATTCATGATGGGCAATTCGCACACCACGGTCTAAAGTGGCATGCATGTCCGGAACACGAGACGCTAAAATCTTCTCAGCGTCCACCTGTGTATAAGCACCATAGCCAAACAATCGAGACCCAATGTTTCCACCACGAGCTCTAAACTGGTTGGAAACTTGCATTATACCGCTGCTGAGTTTGCCAGCGGCCTTCTGCATGGGTCTTGGTCGATTACGCATCGACCGAGCGGTCCCAGTGGGACGTCGTTTATTAAACTTGTTCGGCATTTTAATCTAAAGACCACTCCTTGTGGACGAAAACGATGTTTTCAGTTCGAAAAGCCACACGATCTAC